AATATGTAGAAAATATTTCATTCGTATAATATAAATTAAAATACAAAGAGTTAATATAAAATGAATAAATAAAAACAAGGCAATATAAAATATAAAGGGTTTACTTTCTTCTAAAATAAGTTCGCCAATTGGATGAATCATTTGTTTCATAGTTTTTTTAATATCTTCACGATTTAAAAAATCTATATATTTAGATAACATACTATACGTATTTTTATAATTGCGTGTATTCACACATATAAAAATACACGGAGTGTATATGACCATTTATGAACCTGATATGAATTTTGATTTTTCTACATTACATTTGGCACAACCTATCGTAACTGCAAACGGAAGTTTTTTTTCAAAAATAAACGTAACTTCTGCAGATGAATCCTTGTTTATGTATACGCCTAAAAGTGTGACGAAACAAGGTATCGTAACTACTAAAGATAAAATGTACACTGATTTATCGTTTACTTCTTCTAATACAAATATGATTCAATGGATATCTACTTTAGAAGAACGATTACAACAACTTATTTATGAAAAAAAAGATACATGGTTTGCGACTGAAAATATTGAAATGGACGATATACAAAATGCATTTGTTCCTATAATCAAAATTTATAAAAATTCAAATTATGTGTTACGGGCGTATATACAACAATCTAAATATCAACTTAAGGGAGAACCTTTATTGATTTACAATGAAAGTGAACAACCATGTACTTTACAAAACATTACAGAAACAACGCCTATCATTACTATTTTAGAAATACAAGGAATTAAATTTAGCCAAAAAAGTTTTCATGTTCCAATTGTTATTAAACAAATCATGTTGTTCCAAACATCCTTTACGCAATGTTTAATTAAAAAAGAAACACAATCTTTAGAAATTCAAAAAGAAGAACAACAAGAAGAACAACAAGAAGTACAACAAGAAGTACAAGAACCAGATATTAAGTTGATTGAAGTAGATACTCATAGTTTAGAAGATGCAATTACCATAAAAAATCCAATTGAGCAATACAATGAAATTCTTAAAAAAATAAAACAATCTTCATTGGAAGCCCAAGAAGCCTATTTAATTGCAAAAGAACTTAAGCAACAATTTAATATCGAAGAGGAATTACCAATATTATGATTTTTTTTTATATATTTTTATATAATGAAAATGGCAAAAATGGATAATGTTGTAATGGTTTTAGCAATAGGTGTTTTCAGTTGGTTATTATATGGTTATTCTCAACGTAAAAATACTAATTTCATGTCTTCTTTAGGTCATTCGGGGGGAGAGAGTTATTCGGTTCCATCTCCTAATCCTTTAGGACAAAATAGTGAATTTGCAAAAGCCGGCGGCGTAAAAACAAGTACTTACGGTCTATCTACTTCTCCACAAATGTTGGACGACCCATCTCTTTTATTACCCAACGACACGAATAAGGAATGGGCTAACTTAAACCCGCAGGGCAACGGTAACTTAAAAAATACAAACTTACTCAGCAGCACTTTTTTGATTGGGGCGGATACAGTTGGCTCTACCAAAAAGAATATGAATTTACAACTTCGGTCTGAACCTATCATTCCCCAAAATACAATGAATACCGGGCCCTGGCAACATTCTACTATTGACCCAGACCTTATGCGTAGACCATTAGAAATTGGCCAAGGTGCCAATTAATATATTCGTAATGAGTATGGATATGATGTATATTGTAATCGTTATTATAATTATTATAGGATTTACCTATTATTTAAATTCAGATACATTTAATTTAAAATGTGTTATTGCCAAACGAGATGGCAATACCTATTGTGTCCGAGATTCAGACCGTATTCAACAAAGTGCAGAACTACTTGCGCAAGCTACTGAGCGAATGAAACAAATGGTAGAGTATTTGCATGAAAAGTACCCAAAAGATAAACGTGTAGAACGGTTAGTAGCTAATTTTAATCCAAACCGAATTGTAGAAACATTACCTACCAGTGAATTTACTGCCTACAGCGAAGGTAAAGGTTCTAAATTAGCATTTTGTTTACGGAAACACAAAAACGAAATGAAATTGATTGACATTAACACACTTACTTTTGTGTCCTTACACGAATTAACGCATTTAATGACGGAATCGGTTGGTCACCATGAAGAATTTTGGACAAATTTTAAATTCATGTTGAAAAATGCTGTAAGTGAAGGATTATATAGACCGGTGGATTATGGTAAACACCCTACAGATTACTGTGGATTAATGATTGACGACAATCCGTTATTTTAGGAATAGATTTTATACAGTTATACTATGATAAAATCTATTAAAAAATATGACAAACAATACACAGATTTTTTAAGAATTTTTAATCCTTATTCGAGTTTCCCTTACAAACTACATCCTGATATACCAAAATTTGACATTATTGCTTACAATCAAAATCCAAACCATCAATTTGTCTACGATAAATTATTCGTCGCCACTTCGCAAACCATGGCAGCAGGTACACTCCAAGATATGAAAGATGCGCAATACCCCATTTTTATTAAACCTCGGTATGGTCACAAAACGGCGTCTAGTAAAGACTGTTACAAAATTGCTTCCCCTGAAGAATTAAAACCCTTTTTAAAGAAAAAAGAAATGATGTGGTCTGAATTTGTGAATGCAAAAGAAAGCATGACTGATTTCTTTTTAATCAACGGAGAAATTGTTTATCAAGTTACCTATATTTATTCGGAAAAACAAAATGGATTTGCTGATGATTGGAAATTTATATCTCCGGACAATGAACCACCCCCTGAAATAGTAGAATGGGTCAACCGTTACATGGTTGGGTATACTGGCCCTGTGAACGTGCAATATAGGTCCACCAAAATCATTGAAGTGGGTCTTCGGTTTGCTCGAAGTGGTATTTATTTAGAAAGTACCCACAACGAAAAACTCATTTCCACTATTAACCGTGCATGGGAAACCAAAACATGGACGTATAAAAATGAATCTGATTTACGATTTAAACCCTTTTATAGTTTTAAATGCTGGTCTGCATTCCCCATCCTATGTTTGTTGCCGCAACATTTTGTGGACATGGTCATGAAGTACAATGGATGCATGCCCTTTTATGAATATTATTTTGAACCCACTGGAAAAAGAAGTATAATCTTTTTTCAGTTTCTGCATGAAGATTTTGAAAAAGGTATGAAAACAAAAAAACAGCTAGAAACGTACATGTATATACTTTCTATTTCTATCATGGTGTTAATACTCGTTTCAATTTCTTTATTGTTAATGAAAAAAAATTATGAATATGCATTGTATATTGTATTTTTATTTTTTCTGTTAGGGTTAGACAATTCATTGGATGTGTTGTGCAATCAAATTACACACCAAAAACAATTTGTCCTTTAGTTTACCATGGCAAGAAATAAACCGAATTACGAGTTGTAACACGGTATCCACTACGAGTGGTCTCTAGCCGTTCCACCGAACTGGTCTCCCATCCTCGTCCATCTTCCAAATCACCTACGAATCGCAAGTAGCCGTCAGTCACTTCAAGGTTCCAGTTGTATAGATAGTACATCCTACTTTATCTAGAGGAATATCTTTAAGTTTTATAATAAATATTATTTAGTTACGGGTTAACTTTTTTACTAGCTTTATTTTGTGAAATAATATAGTAGATATGTATGACAACTTCGACTAAATTTACTGCTTTTGAAATTGACGAATTTTCCGACCTTGATTTCTCACTTTGCCACGGGCCGTATTTTTATTGTCGATACTGTACCACTATACGTCGAATCGGAGCCTGACCAGCTCATTATAGAACATTGTGATAACATCTATGAAGAAATGTGGAGAATATCCATTAACAATCCTGTAAATTATTTACAAATAGATTCCCATAGTCTTTTTAGGTGATTCCGGAGAATACAACACAGAGTTATCCGATGATTCTGGAGAATACAACACAGATTTATCTTCAACTGGTGAATTAAATGGAATGGATGATGCTGGAGAATACACCACAGATTTATCTTCAACTGGTGAATTAAATGGCGATTCAATCATTTCTTCTTGTTGTTCCATAGTTAAGGGTGATTCTTTAGTTACACGTGGTTTTATATTTCTCTTTTTTTTAGTATAAACACAAAGACCAGATGGTTTATGGTGGCGGTATGATTTTTTACAACGTTTACCTAATCTTTCGTAGGATTCATATCCTACAGGTGATGGACTGCCTACTTTAGAAATACATAATCTTCTATTTTTATTGTACCGATACGTTCGTTTGCATCGTTTTCCAGTACGACGATACGAACGAGAATTGTGCGATGCTATAGGAGTACCTTGTTCTGTACGATGACACAAATTAGTAGATTTTTTGTACCTATATGTATTTTTGCAACGTTTTCCAGTACGCGGTTGTGAATCCATAAAATATACTTATATTTTTATTTGAAATTATTTAAACCTATCTAATCCTACATGTTATGACTGGGTTAACCAATATTGGAAATACATGTTATTTAAATGCAACGTTACAATGTTTAGTTCATATAGATGAATTAAACATGTTTCTAAATCAACATAAGCCTACATCCATATTACTTCAAGAATACAACGACCTTCGACTATTAATGTTGCAAGACCATCAAAGTATCACGCCAACTAGATTTGTTAAAGTAGTTCATCATGTATGTAATGAAAAGAAAATGGATTTATTTACATCCTACGACCAATATGATTTATCTGAATTTTTACGATTTATGATAAATGAATTTCACGAATCCATGAAACAACATGTGCAAGTTCCTATTCCATCCCAAATGACCCTTATCGATAAAAAATGCGTAGAGATGATGATTCGTAATTATAGTAAAGATTTTTCATTTATTATCGATTATTTTTATGGTATTTCAGTGTCTATTTTAGAAACAACCAAAGTTGAAAGTATTATCCCTGAATCTTTTTTCATGTTAGACGTACCTATTCCATCTGCACCTGCAGTGTCTATTTATGATTGTATTCAGTTATATGGGCAACCAGAATCGTTTGAATGGAAAGATGAAAAAACCAATACGTATATTCCAGCTACCAAACAAATACAATTTTGGAAATTACCCAAGCTAATGTTTGTTGTGTTTAAACGGTTTGATAATTTAAACCATAAAAATAATCAAATGATAGATGTTCCTTTTACCATTACTCTAGGTAGTGTTTCTTACCAATTGATATGTGTATGCAACCACTATGGAAGTGTACATGGCGGCCATTATTCAACAGTAGTTAGAAAAGATACATGGGTTGAGTTTGATGATGGAAGTAAAACGCCCGTTCCAGACCATAAAGTGATTACACCCCACGCGTATTGTTTGTTATTTAGAAAGAGTTAAGGAGAACTGCTATATGAATGTAGGTGTAATACTTATTTTCTTTTTTTATATGCGATTGAAATAGGGGATAACTCTTGTAATTTTAGCAGGATTTTGGATGATTGTACTATTTTCAAATATTGTATAAATAAAAAAATAAGGTAAATATATGAATCCGTTTATTATAATTATCCCAGTAGTTATTCTTATGCTTATACTTATTTTTTTAAATAATTCCTATTCATCGATTGAAATATTATTATTTTTGTTTGTAATCATGGTTGTTGGGGTTATTGGCACCCAGTATTTTTTTGGAATTAGTTTAACAGCTACCATACAAAATTTGTTCAATAACCCTGAAATAGACATTGCGATTGTTCAACCCGAGACTCCGTCCTTACCTAATATAGATAATTTGTTAGACACGACTAGAAAACAAACCTACCATGTACAGGGTAGGTTTGATTATTTGAACGCTAAAGCGGTATGCAAAGCGTACAACGGCCAAATTGCAAACATTAAACAAGTCATGGATGCTTACGAGAAAGGTGCAGAATGGTGTGATTATGGATGGTCAGATGACCGTATGGTTCTCTACCCTACCCAATACAAAAGCTGGAAATCGTACCAAGAATTAGGACACAAAGAACAGTGCGGACGACCAGGTGTAAACGGCGGATACAACCATCATTTGATGCAAAAATTGGGTGTGAATTGTTTCGGAAAAAAACCAAAATTAAACGGACCTATGCCTAAAACATTGTTACCTCCGGGTGTGGTTGACAAACGCGTCGAATATTGGCAATCAAAACTTGGAAATCTGAACGTATCCCCTTTTAATTACGATGCATGGAGCGAATAAATTTAGCTCTATTTGATTTAAGAATCGAGTAGAGGTTTCGTTAATGCTACTGGTTTTTTGAATCCAAAATTAGTCATACCTGGCCAATCTATTTTTTCATTCCATTGTGTACCCGGTCCCTTATTTTGCCAATATTTTTCCCAGTTCTCTCTATTTTGTTGTTTTGTTTTACCTGAGTTTGTAAAACCAAATAATCCACCTTTGTATATTCTTGATTTTCTGTTTTTTCTTGATTTTCTGATTCGAACGTTACGCCTAGATTTCATATTTTAACTATCGATTAAAAATATGAAATGATTGAGGTTTTTTCTCCCGAAGTTGAGAAAGTAGTACGCGGGTCTTGTCGGTAAAATGCGGGATGGGACGAGCTGGTCGAGGTTGACATTGAAGATTCACGTTGTAGATAACTTGCCGAATCATCAAAATCTTCATCCTTTCATCGTTGGTGAACATCTCAAGTGAGTACGTAGACATAACTTATTTTCTGGTTCTATTTCTTTTTATGTTTCGTTTCAATTTTAATTTACGAGTCCGTCTACCACCGTCTAACTTACTTTTGTTGGATGTAATATAAGCATTGATTAATTTGATTTTTTCGTCGCGTGTCATTAATTTTACATTTTCATTCATTAAATATAAAAGAGCCATCGCAATCATGTTGCTATCTTGACACGTGTTGACACTCATTAGGTTTGACGCAGTATCTTCTTGAACACGTTGAGATACATATTGATAAAATGGAAAATATAAAGTGTGCCAATCTACCTTTGGGTTACAATCAGAGAGTGTTCCATCGGGTCGAAGTACACATTTTGTGTCATTTTCACGTGCCATTTTTTGTCTACTAGGTGCGTCTGCAGTAGCCTTATCACATTGGCCTAAATTTCCTTTGATGGGCAATTCATTGGCACAAGGTAAAACAATAGGTTTCGACCAAAGATCGTTGGTAGGTGTTACAATATTGTCGGGAACGGATTCAAATATACCCATTACATTAAGTATACTATCTAACGTTTGATAGGTTCGAACTAAATCCGAAACAAAAAAACGAGTAGGCATTTTTAAATCCATTAAATAATCTTTCAAATATTTACCAGCATTTTCTGCTTGTTGTCTACCTAAATCCGTGATGGATGTATCTAGTTTCATTCCTAACGTGCTAGATACCCCCATCATATTTTTTACATTATGTTCTGCTTGTCCATGCCGAATAATATAAAACGTATATTTTTTTATGATATCAGGAAGTTTCATAATGGGTTTTATCGTGTCATACTCTTTGATAAAAGTTGGATATTGAATATGCCCAGGTTTAGTGGATAGTTCTTGCACGTAATAGGGTTTTTCATTATTAATTTTACCTGCTTCTTTATCGGATAATTCACCTTGATAGACCATGGAAAGTTTCACTCTTTCAGGTGTCAATTCTAATTTCAAAATGGCACAATTCATAAAACGTACTTTGTCTTCGCTTTGATTTTGTTGGATACCATCGAGTAAACATTGGATTCGCGTGTTGTGGGAAACGATAATCGATACAATTTCTTCATATTGGGTTTCATCGGGTTCATCATCCAATATAGCGGGTACAAAGTTTTTCCGTGTAGCCATGATTTGTTGTTTTTCTTGACGTAGTTGTTTTCCATATGTGTTTACAGATGGTTGCAGCATGATTCGATTAAATTCATGTATACCAATAAGTTCTACCACTTCTGGTATCGTAAGATTACCTAAATAGTCGTAGTTGAATAATTCGGATAATACTTTGTCATACATTTTAAACCCAATGATTTCTTTTATTTTAGATATATCAAGTTGTTCACTAAGTTGGTTTATGGGTTCAATATGTAAAGAATCTTTTATTCTTCCAAATAATTTACTGTTATGAGTTGTTTCTTGTTTTTTCAATGAACCAAGTATTACTTTAATTAATAATGGACTGTTTTCAACTTTTCTTAATTGATGTTGTAGTATTTTTATTCGGCTGAGTTCCATTTGTTGTTCTCCTTCTTGTCGTTTTATTGTTTCCTTTTCTCTGATTTGCTGGTCTCTACGAATGGCAGCTTCTTTCGTAATACTTGTTTGAGATTGTTTATAGTATAATTCAGGCATTTGTTTTGGAGTTGTATCTCTGGTTAAATCTACTTTTTGCCACTGTTCTTCTATTTGTTGGTTAAGTTGTTCTGGTTGATTTCTGAATTCTTTGTTTGCTTTGTCGTAAGCACGTGAATTTACATATTGAGTAAATTCTGCTTTGATACACGGTTTTCCGTCGGGCGTTTTCAACCCATTTGGAATAGGTCGTAGGTTGGCGTCAGAGGGGTACAAATGGGTTGGAATAAAACCGCTGTATTCCGGGTTGGACGACCAATAGTTTTGCCAATCATATTTATTATCTTCACATGATTTTATTGGCGATTCAGGGCAATCTCGTGGGTTACCTTGTTCGTTCAATAAATTACCCTGGGTAGGTACTGCACCTCTCAAATTCATGGAACCTGGATATAAATAGGAAGAATTGTACAATGCGTAAGGTCGGTTGTTTTGTTTATCTCTAAATTTTTCCCAATTTTTTCTCCAATCTTTTTTATTGTTATCACAAGTTTTATATTTATTGTCTGAAAAAAATGCACCGCCTTTATTTTTTCTTGTTTTCATATATTATCTTTTCATTTTAAATTTACGAGTACGACCACCTACTCTGTTTTCATCATAATATTGTAATTGTTCTTGAGGACTTTTATTCATCATTTCTCCTATAACTGTATTGTCTAATTTTTTTTCTACCGGTTTTTCTTTGAATTGAGGTTCAGTCAAATAAAACATAGCTAAGGCAATCATCGAGGTATTTCTGCAACTTGATTTATCTAAAGGATATCTAAACTGTTTTACTCTTCCGACTATACTATCATCTTGTCCACGTACTTTGCCCCCATAAAAGGATAAATACATACTGTTCCAATCTACATCCTTATTGCAATTGGCATGAAGTGACCCATCTGAATTTACCTTGCAACTTGAATAATTTTCAGAAGATAATTTTTTATAGATTCCAGCATCACCTGTAGCTTGGTCGCAATTTCCACGTACACCTTTGATAGGTAGCTCACTTGCACAAGGCAACACAACAGGTTTTTTAGTAAAGGCTAAAAAGTTTGGTTCAATTGTTTGTTCCCTAGCTGCTTTTACTATAGTAAATAACGTTTCATGGGTTCTAAATAAATCGGATACAAAAAAGTGGGTAGGTAGTTTTTGTTTTTGTTCTGTTAAAAATTCATAAAATGCTTTACCTGCATCTTCTGCTTGTATTTTACCCTCATAGGTAAGTGATGTATCCGTTTCCATATGTAATTTACCTGCCATTACGTTAGCTTTATCGTTGTGCATGGCTTGACCGTGGCGTACAATATAAAACGTATATTTTTTATCAATGGGTGAAAGTTTTAGGTATTGGTTAAATTTATGCGTATCTAATCGATAGGTAAAGGTAGGATATAAAATGTAACCAGGGGGTTTTATGGTAGGTACATTTTTCACGTAATAAGGTCTTTCTGCACTTATTTTACGTTTTTCTTTGTCTGACAAATTTCCTTCGTACACCATGGAAAGGTAAAGAGATTGAGGTGTGATGGTTAATTTCAAAATGGCACAATTCATGAACCGTATTTTATCTTTGTTTGCATTTTGTTGAACCGCATCTAGTAAACATTGGATTCGTGTATTATGGGAAACAATCATGGAAACTTCTTCTTCCATTCTTGATTCTGTTTCTTCTAATTCTCTTTTTTGTTGTTGGGTTAGTTCTTCTTTATGCACTTCTTGAATTCCAGTTTGTATTCGTTGTTCACGTTCAACTCTTCTTTTTTCTTGAAGTTGTCTTTCTTCTTCTTGTTGCAACAATTCTTCTTGTTCTTCTTCAGGGGATTCTAGTAACGGGTTTCGTGTTTTGTAAGTTGAATCTTTTGTACTATATAATGATTTGGGTTTCAAAAATTTTTTAGTTTCATCTGTTCTACTTTTATCATATAAATCTGCCAAATCATTTTTTTGTTTATCTCTAGTAAGTTGTTTTGTGTCTTCTTTTAAATATTGTAACTTACGTAGTGTCTTGGCAGTATCATAGGGGGCAGGTGCAGAAGTAGCCTTTTTTACTTGTTCTTCTTTTTTACGTTTATATTCATCTGAATTCATGTACTTCATAAAATCTAAATCTTCATAACAGGATGTAGGTGTTTTCATGTCATCCTTTGTCAACCCATTTTCCAAAGGTTCATTGTATGGATTCCCTTCATATAATGTATAGGGATTGTATATTTCATGACCGGGTTTTTTAGACCAAAATGTATCCCAGTCCCGTTTATTATCAAAACAAGATTTGTTCGTTGGTTCATCACAGTATCTCGTGTTATTACTACTATTACCTTTTGAATTATAATCTTTAGCCACACCTTTTAATCCTCGTTCTGTTGGAAATCCTGTTAAATTTAAACGTCCAGGATATAACATGATTGGATTATAAAATTCGTAGCCAGGTCTAGATTTCCATACGCTGTTCCAATCTTTTTTATTATCGGCACATGATTTTCGTGGGTCAGTTGAAAATCCTATTCCTCCTTTTCTTGTTTTTCTTGTTTTTCTTGTTTTTATTTTCTTATTTACTTTTGTTTTCATATATAATATTTATACAATATTATATAGGAATCGATAAAATTAAATGTCTAAATTAACGGTATGTTTATCTGATTTTTTGCGGCGAGGTTTCATCAACCCATCTTTCATGTCTTTCAATTCACTTAAACTGACGGTACTTGTTGCATCCTCCGATTGTTTTGGTTTCAACCCACTTAAAATATCATTGATATCCGTAGGTCCTCTCATGTCTGGTCGTTTATCGGGTTGCGCTCTATCGCGATTCACATAGGATGTATGCTGTGGGGGTGCACTTTGCATGTTAGGCATTACGTTGTTCATGAATCCTGTAAATCCTGGATTTGTATTTCCCATGGAATTGACGGCAGCCTGTGTGAACTTTTGCATCAATTCTGGATTTTGACGCATGATGTCGTCCATACCAGGAAGAGACGACTTGAACATAGTGTTGGTCATGTGAAGCATCATGGCACCTCCACCCAATTGAAAGAGTAATTTTAATTCAGGTGCCATCTTTGCCTTGGACCTGTATTTTTCGTGTAGTTCGGCAAAAATCTCATCGTAATCTGTAATATTTTCGTTGACTTGTTCTGCCCATCCGTCCAACTTTACGTCGAAAGGGTCAAATTTAGAATTCAAAAATTCCAAGCCGGTAATGGCTGCCATCAACATTTTTCCCTGAAACTTTACACTGTTGGATTTTTCCTTTTCAGAAATAATGTTTTCATATTCACCTTTCATTTCCTCTAAAGAAGAATCCATGGTATATTTACGGGTAAGCCGACCGCCTTTGGATTCAATATCTTCCAATTTTCGCAAAATCTTAAACTTTTCGCGCAACACTTCTGCAGAATTTTCCTTGACCGCCATTTTATCAGGGTCAATCGTATTGATAGATTTGAATCCATCCCATGATTTGTCCACTTTGATGGGTCGTTCATCAAACTGAACACTTGGTCGTGAGTCGTTTGTTTCATTCATTCTCGGAAAATCCATGGGAGCGTCTACGGATTTGAATTCTACTTTTGGAGTGTTTACCTGTGAAAGTGAATTTAATTCGTTTTCTAATTTATCTAAATCAGTTAATTGAATTTCTCCTTCTTTATCTTTATTTTCTTTTTTCTTGTTCATCAACAACTCTACTCCAGGCAAAGTAGGAGTAGATGGTCCAGCTCCTAAATCAATTGGGTCGAAATTAAGTTTGATTTCCTCTAAACCATCTAATTTGGGGCCAAGTTGAATTGTATCCATTATGTTTATATAAGAACAATTAATTTTAAGTAATCCGCATTTATATTGTTTAAATACCAAATTGCTTGTAATAATGTATCGGCCAAATCATCCTTTTTTTTGTGTTTTTCGAACCCGGTATTCCAGCTGTTAGCTGTAATTAATTTACGAACACAATCTACACTTATTTTTTTGCGTTGGGCATAAGTAGAAGGACCTTTATGGAATAATTTCAATTTGTTGACAGACGATACACACACTACGTCGGCATGTTTCATAATCCAATATTGCATCACCATACCTTGTAACATTTTCATGCGGTTGGCCAACGGTCCAATTTGATTTTCAATGACAACAATATCCACGTTGGCAAACCGTTCATATTGTTTCACTAATTCTTTTCCTAAATCAATAGCAGAACAAGTTTTGGCTGATTTACGTTTCACGTCGGTTAATTTTTTACTCTGTAATTGTTCTACCATATGTTCTTTGGTTTCACATTCGGTAATGCTGTGTAGTTTACACAATTCTGCTAATTGAGGTTTAGTTAATCCAGATAAGGGAGGGATAGGTACGGCATGTTTTTTACAAAAAAAAGAAGTATCCCTAAAAAACAAAGCAGGTTGTTTGCATTGTTTTTTATGAAAATGGGTGCAAGTTGGCTGTGGCCCTAATAAATCCAACACTTCCCAATCTATAATTTGAAATGAATCCGTTACAGATACAAGACAATGGGCTAAATGTGTAATTCCAATATCAATCGACAGCACCAACATAGTATGATTACTGATATGTATTTATTATCTTAATCGTTTATATAATTCTAAAACCGTAAGAGCCGCAAGAAGTTGTACAATTATATAGGGAATCATTAGGGTGGGTTTTTGTTTTCCAGCAAGTGTCATTAATACGGTAACGGCAGGGTTATAATTTCCACCTGAAATAGGCCCACCTATGTAAGCAGCTAATGCAAGAGCTGCACCAATAGCTAGAGGGTTACCTGTAGTAATAATAACATATAAGAAAAAAACAGTTCCTACATATTCAATCAACAATTCTTGCATAAATAACGTACATATATTATATTTTTACAATTTTGTCTTTTGTTATTTTTACTAAATGAGGATTAGGAGTATCTACTTTTGGAGGAGGAGTTTTCAAGTCTTTCATAATATCAGCGTATGATTTCTTCGGCATTGAATAATAATAGTATAAGTTATTATTTTATTTCAAATTTATTTAACATGCATTTGTTACGTTGGTAATACCATCCCATGTTATATTACAATCTTTCGCCCATGTTTGTTTTTGACAAGTAGAATAGTTGCTAAAATCCATTTCCGTGCTACATGTATCCGAAAGAGTGCCTAATTTTTTGGTGTTATAACATTTAGAAGAAGGACAGGTTGACCCTACATCATCCGTTTTAGGTGTTCTGTTATCCGGGCAACAACCGAATTGTGAAGTGGAACAGGTGGAACAATTGCTTCCATTCGGCTCAGATTTTGCAGTTACGCCATCTAAACAACACCCATATTGAGTTGACTTGCACCCACCCACCGAAGTTTGTTCACTGTCTAAATCATAATACGAATTATACCAATAATCAGGACAATTATCTGCTGATGGATTATAATTACCTGTTTTACTTTTTTTCAAAACAATGGCCGTAATTGTTAATGCAACTAATAAACAAAACATTGTAGTGACAAAAACATAATTTTGAAAAGTATTCATTTATATTTCTATATATTTTTATCTTCCAAATATATGAAAGCAAATGGACGAGTTGATATTTTGAATCGACCAAATCATTTAAGTTTTTACGATACTCCTAAAGTATATACTTCTTCGTTTCAAGATGCCTTAACTGGTGTATGGATAGATACGCCATTATCTAAAGCTTATTTTTCAATACAAAACCAACAAATTATACAAAATGGAATACGCGCAGGTGTTTATAAATTATCCGGTGGAAACTATGTTATTTCACAACAACCGGATACTGAAATTAAAATAGCTATGAGAACCATGTTTCTCAATCATTCTGAAAATAGAATTGAAAATATTAAGGAACAAATTCAAGAATTAAATCAATATGTTCTCGATTATTGTATTCCACGTATTTATGGTGAAGCGCAAGGATACATGAATTATTTAAAGGATGCAAGCACTCTCGTTGTGCCAATGGCACGACCTGTTTACACTGCAACGAATAAAACCCTTGAACTGAAACCATGGTTTTAATATTTAATCATTATATTATTTTTTTTAAATTCAGAAGTTTCAAAAGTTTTAGCATATTCTTTATTACCAGGTTCTTCGTAATCTGGTTCACAATTATTTGCACAATATCCCATGATATTATTCTCAGAAAATGCTTTATTATAATTAAAAAAATGTGTATTTAATGTTATCCAATCTTCTGGTGCTGTATAATATTCAGGTATTTTATTAGGAAGGGTTTGTACATGTTTTACAGTAGTCCACCAAAAATTACCCGAATAATGATTATTTCGTTTAGAAACATTACATCCGTACGTGTCATATTTTTGTAATATATCTACTGCTTTTTTCCATAATTGAATATTCCAATACAACATATCATTCATCCATTTTACTACATTGGCTTCATTTTTAGTACCAAAATGTCGTATTCCTTTTGTGTGCAAATAAAAATATAATGTATTTGGAGAATCAATAAAACTATATTGTTTCATATGCAATAAAGTAGGTCTTTCATAATTGTTACTTTTGCCTATATAAATTATTTTTATTTTAGGGTCTTCTAACCGTTTATCTTCTTCTAAGATACCTTTATCATTTACAACCCCAACACGTAATTCACTTAAT